GCGATACACATTAAGAAGGACATGTATGACCTTCAAAGAGAAATTATAACTTTTGGACCCAGAATGGGGCATGATGACACTATTGATAGTCTCGCTTATGCTTGTAAGCATGCATACCCATTGCAAGGTATAAAAGAAAGTAAGGATGGAGAGTTATACAAACATAAGCCTAAAGCTAAGAATTGGGTAACAGCATAATGGATATAATAACACTAAAACACCTAACACATAATATACCTAGTCAGAGGAAAGCTAAAGAGCTGAAGACTGAGCACAGAAGGAAGTATGGCGGCAAGAGACCTAAGTAATGTGTCGAAAGATTTATATGATTACCTGTCTGAAGTGGCCTACTCAGAGGAATCTAAATATAACAGGAAAAATCTAATGCAGGCAGCTGCGATGGAGTCTGAAATGGGACTGGACACGAAGGCATTTAAAGATCCTGATGCTCTATATTATGGTCTAATGCAAAGTGGGGTTATTATGGACGAGGTTGATAATGAGTCTCTTAAGTACCCTGATATAGATAGGGCGCAGGCTGCAGAATATTATGGACGAGAAGTCTCGGATAGAACTTCAAACAAGGGGAAGTGGAGAGCTTTTGGAGCCAACAGGCTTGCGCTAGATCTTGGTATAGATGATCCAGGATTTCTTGAGTATATGTCTTGGCAACAGGGGCGAGAGGGCACGATGAAAATTTTAGCAGTGCTAAGCGGCGAATCTTTTACAAGTGATGAGGGTAATGTGAAGGGAGAGTTTAATTCTATCCAAAGAGATCGATTGATCAGCAATATCACTACACAGGGTAGGGAAGAGTTGTCTTCATATGATGATCAGACGCTAGCACAAGTATGGCTAGAGGATAGCAAACAGCGATGGGAAGATTATGGTAGAGAGATTATGCAATTAGGCAAGAAATGGAATTATTAGGAGAATATAATGGCAAGAAGTAGAGCAGCAGGCCGCAGAGGCAGGGCAAGGAGAATGGGATCTTTTGGTAGAAACAATACCCAGATTGGGTCACAGACTAGAGAGGATAAGCCTGTATTTAGCCCTCCCCAGACTGAAGTTATGCAGCCTAAGCTTCCTGACATGGGTCCTGGCAAACAATTCTCTGGGAAGAAAACGTATGGAGATAGTACTATGACTGACCAAAACCCAGGTGATGCCCCTCCTAATGTCACGCTTCCTAATGTCACGAAGCAAACAACTTCATACATGCAGAAGCAAACCAGTGCGTGTGTAAGGGCTAAGCTTCAATCAGGTGCAAGCGTAAGAGATGCAAAGGCGGCATGTAATGAGTAAGAAAGGAAATAAGCAGGTAGATAGGGTTAGAAGTCTTTTTCAGAGGGCTAACCAGGCCTCAAGAGTTAGATGGGAGTATGTTAATCAAAAGGCTTTTGACTTTGCCAATGATAATCAGTTATCAGAAAGAGAGTTTCAAGATCTAGAAGATCAGGGGATGCCTACCTTTACTATTAATAGGATCACCCCTGTAGTGGAAATGCTTAACTTCTATGCAACTGCTAACACTCCTAGATGGCAAGCTGTGGCCGTGGATGGTTCTGACACTAATGTAGCAGCTGTATTTAGTGATATGGCTGACTATATCTGGGCTGGATCTGATGGTACATCTCTTTATGCAAATGCTATAAATGACGCTATCTCTAAGTCTGTTGGATGGTTGCATGTTGTAGTAGATCCGGATGCAGATAGAGGCATGGGAGAGGTGATGATTGAACAGCCAGAGCCTTTCGATATCTTTGTAGATCCTAAAGCTAGAGATATCCTATTTAGGGATGCTGCATTTATTATGATACGTAAAGTTCTACCTAAAGCCCATTTATACAAGCTATATCCAGACCATAAAGCAAAGATTAAGAAGGCTAGTTCTGATGAACAGGCGGACTATAATTACTCGGAGAAGGCATCTAATACACAAAAAGATTTTACATATAAGGATGTCTCTTCTTCTGAATCTATAGACCCGGAGACAGGAGACACTGACGAGCTTCTAGAATACTTTGAGCTGTATGAGAAGATTAAGATACCTTATGTGAATGTATTCTATAGAGTGCCACCCACAGAAGAGCAGATGGCCCAGATAAAGCAGCAGGTTGATGCTAGGATGCAGGAGATGAGTCAAGAGATTGAGGTTCAATTAATGGAGACACAACAAAAGTTACAGCAAGCCGTAGAATCTGGGGAGATGTTGCCTGAAAGAATGGAGTTAGAGCTCAAGAAGGAAACAGATATGGCTCAGCAGCAGTTAAAATCTGCCAATCAACAACTTATGAATGATCTTATATCCCAAGTTACTGTTGTTGATAATAAGGTAGTCACGGAGAAAGAATATAAGATTTTAGAGAAAGATCCTACGTTTTCTAATATAGTAGAGGATGTGGTTCGCTTTTTTGGAGATAGGATATCTAAGTTGGCGGTTATTGGTGATACTATGATATACAATATTACATTACCAGAAACTATCCAAGAGTATCCAATTATACCCTTCCATTTTAAATGGACAGGTACTCCATATCCAATATCAGCTGTCTCTCCCCTGATAGGGAAACAGAGAGAGATAAATAAATCACACCAAATAATGGTGCACAATGCATCTTTAGGCTCTAGCCTTAGGTGGATGCATGAAGAGGGTGCCATTGATACTGGACATTGGGAAAAATACTCAAGTTCCCCTGGAGCATTATTGCCTATTCGCCCTGGGGCAGCGCCCCCTACGCCAGTCCAACCAGCTCCTCTCAGTAATGCATTCTTCCAAATCGTCCAAGAAGGCAAGAATGATATGGAGTATCTGGCAGGCATATATTCTTCAATGCAGGGCGATACCGGGCAACAGCATGATACTTATAGGGGTATGCTTGCTATGGATGAATATGGAACAAGAAGGGTAAAACAATGGCTGAAAAATTGTATCGAGCCGGCATTACGTCAGCTTGGAATCGTTATAAAAGAATTCTCGCAGTCTGTCTACACCGCTCACAAGGTATTCAGGGTAGTACAGCCAAGTGCCCTCCAAGAAGACAGGGAAGTCCAGATAAACATACCGATGTATAATGATTTGGGTGAGGCAGTAGGTAAGTGGAATGATTATGAGACATCTAAGTTCGATGTCAGGATAGTGGCTGGTTCTACTCTTCCGATAAATAGATGGGCGTATCTTGCAGAGCTGAAAGATATGTTCCAGTTAGGTATTATAGATGATATAGCGGTATTATCCGAGACTGATCTGAGAGATAAGGAAAGAATTGCTGAGCGTAAGAGTACTTATGCACAGCTACAGGGGCAAGTCCAATCAATGGAATCGCAACTGAAAGACAGTGCTGGTACAATAGAAACGCTTGAGAGACAACTTGTACAAGCAGGAATTAAGGGGAAGGTCATGCAAGCACAGATGGAGATTAGCAAGAAGAAGAATGATGTGGAGACTCGTGAAGAGAAAGAGTACCTTGCTACGCAAGCCAAGCAGAAGCTCCTAAGGAGTACTATGGATAATGAAGCGGGTACTAGAAAGAAGCGTGCAGAAGATGATATGAAGGCTAAATCTAAGGAATTAGACTTACAGATAAAAAGTGTAATAAATAACTTGCAAAGTAATAATGAACCTTCGTAAATTATAACTTAAGTAAAAACAGGGAGATAATATGACAAAAGAGGAAAAGCAGATGGACAACCCAACAGACAACCAAGCAGAAGATGCAGTCTTTGGCTCCCCTGATAACTTTTTTGAAGCGCTAGATGATACTGTCAATGGCGCTATACAAGATGATTTAACACGAGCCGAGGTAACTCCAGAGCCTACTAGTGGTCCTGCTGAGAAGCAGATACCCACGCCAAAGGCAAAGGACTCCGATGGTACAGGTTGGGAACAGCGCTATAAGGACTCTAGCAGGGAAGCTCTTCGCATGCGTGAAGAACTGAATCAGCTAAAGCCTTTTGTGCCTGTACTCAACGCTATGAAGAGCGATACTGGCTTAGTTGAGCATGTTCGTGACTATCTTCGTAATGGCGGTACAGCACCTAAATCCGTAAAGGAGAACCTTGGACTAGATGAAGACTTTGAGTTTAATCCTCATGATTTAGAGGATCCAGAGTCAGATTCAGCCAAGCTTGTTAATGCTCAGGTTGATCAAGTTGTACAACAGAGGATAAACCAGGTGATGACCAAAGAACGCAATAACATTCAACGTGCACAGGCTAATAAGATGCGTGTGGCTCAGGCAGAACAGTTCATGAAAAAGAACAATATGTCTAAGAATGACTTCCAGGTAATGATGACGGAAGCCCGCAAGCGTCAATTAACTCTAGATGATATCCATCTTCTATTGAATAAGGATCAAGTCAAGAGCAATGTGGCTAATAGTACGAAGAAAGATATGCTTTCTCAAATGAAGAAGGTCAGGGATATACCAACAAGTGCTGGTAGCGCTAATAGTGCTAAAGTCGAACAGAACTATGAGGATGCAGTATTTGATGCTCTCGTAGATTCTGACGGCGATGTAGATAACTTGTTTGGTTAGAACCTTTTAAGGTTGCTCTCCAAACTATAATAGGAAAGGAGACAATCCATGGCAAAAGACTTTTTAAGTGTAATAACGCCAAATACCGATCTTACGGTAGCGGATTTTGATGGTCTTGGTCCTGGTACTAGCACAGATCTAAAGACGGGTGATATCCGTCGGAAGTATAACTTCGGAGCTCGCTTTAGTGAATTGGCAATACCACAAGATCCATTCTTCCGCTTTTTAAGCAAGGTTGGTAAGAAACCTACGGATGATCCTCAGTTTAAGTTTACTGAGAGACGTCCATCTTTCCATAAAAGGTATGCCTATGCAGGCGCCGCTAAGGATAACACTGGAAGTTGGGTGACAGATTCAGACCTTGGCGCCCCAAAAACAGTCGGCGATGCCTTAGATGTTCGTATGATTACTGATTATAAAAATCAAGGTAATATTCAGAACATATATGGAAACTCAACCCAAAAGATATATCTTGGGTCTGCAGATACTATGCCTAAGTTCTTTCTTGCTGGACAGCTTGTAAAGATTCCTTGTGCTGCTACTGCAGGAGGCGCTGTGGCTGGATATATGGTAGCAAGAGTAAATACTGCTACTGAATATGCTATTGGTGGCTCATGGTCATCAGGAACAGGTAATGCAAAAGTTACTGTAACCAATAATCCAGATATGGTTGAACTTAACTGTACTGTAGTTAGGATTCCTATCACAGCAGCTAATGCTCAATTTTTATCTGTAACGGCAGAATATGATCAAGGTGATGATGATCTTAGTGGTGATGAAATAGCTGCAACTCTGGAACCACAGAGGTGCTATGTTATTGGTTCAGCTTTTAAAGAAGGCTCAGGTTATCCAGAAACTTGGAATGATCAGCCCTTCTCAAGCAACCACGGTGTTACTCAGATCTGGAAGACTAGCATGGCAATGACCAATACTGCTAGAGCTACTTCATTAAAGTATGACTCTAGTGAGTGGGCACGAGTGTGGAAAGAAAAGCTCATCGAGCATAAATGGGATATTGAGACCTCGCTTTTATTTGGTTCTCAGTATGAAGACTCTACTAACGATATTAATTATACTCAGGGTGCAGTAGACTACATTCTAAACTTTGGTAATCAGTTTAGTTTAGATATTACTACTAAGACTGCTGATGACTTTTTAGATGATATGTCTAACTATGTTGATCCTAGGTATAATCAAGCTCAAGCTACAGTTTTCTTCTGTAATACAGCAGTGTATAACTGGCTACATAAGTTAGGTGGATATTTTAAGAATAATCTTGAAATTTCTACTAACTTCCGGTCAGATCTTGCACTTACTGGTAAGAAGAAGGTCTTTGGAGTAGATATCTCTACATTCTCTACACCTTATGGTGATATTAATGTAGCTCGGAATATCCACTTAGATGGCACAGACATAAAGATGCTTGGCGTCAACATGAAAAACTGTGCTTGGAGACCTCTCGTTGGAAATGGTCTTAATCGTGATACTTCAGTCTACGTAGGAGTTCAGACATTAGAGAACTCTGGGGTCGATCGTAGAGTAGACTTAATCTTAACCGAAGGTGGCATGGAGTGGTCAATGGCTGAATCCCATGCTCTCTGGAAATAAGGGGGTATATTATGTCTAATCCTTTATATGGATCAAATAGAGCAGATGATGCTTCCGCCTCAGCTTTTATAGAGTCTGAGATAGTGGCTGTATCTGGAGCTAATATAGGCTATTGTGTAGCCCCATTTAAAAGTAAAGTAGTTGGTGTATCTTATATACTAACTACGGCTACTACTGATGCTGATACTGTTATAACAGTGAAGGATGGTGATGGGAATAGTATGGGTACATTTACTATCCCTGTTTTGGCTATAAATAAAGGCGGTACAGCTAGCGGTTTTGAGAATGATACAGATGCTGCTGTTGGTGCAGGTGAAGTTGTATCACTAACTTCTGATGCCGGCTCTACAGCCGGTGGTGGGAAGTTTATTGTGCAGTTTCAAGCTGTTTAAGGAGGTTTAAGCTATGGCAAAATATTGGGTAGCTAACAATCCTAACTCTGAAATCAATGATGCTAAGGCACAGAAGCTTGCTGAATTATCAGCGACTACTGCAACTTTAGCTGAATTGAATAGCGTTGCGGGTAGTGCTGCAACTGCAGCTGAAAGAGATCAGCGCTGTGTTAATGCAACAATACAAGATGTATCAACAGCTGGACAGATCTATGTGGTAGCCCCTTGGGCTGGAACATTGATAAAGGTTTATAGCGTTTTAAATGGCGCTATAGCCACTGGTGATGCTGTATTGACTGTTAAGAATGATGCTGGTTCCTCTGCAGGTACTATCACCATTGCTAACGCTGCTAGCGCAGCTGGAGACCTTGATTCTCTTGAACCTGCGAGTAATAATACTTTTGCTGCAGGAGAAAAGATAGAGGTGGAAACTGATGGCGGTTCTACTAATGCAGTACAGGTTGATTTAACTTTAGTATTTGACATTACTTAAGTTAATCATTGATTGATAATAAGGTTAAGCCCGTTTGCAGTGAGATTTTCTCTCCCCGCAGGCGGGCAAGACCTTAACTTAAAGGGGGATAAAGATATTAAGAAAGAAGAAAAGAAGAAGGTTGTAAAGGAAGATGATACAATAAAGAAGTTAGTGGCCCTTTATGACCATCTTAATTATAGGGTAGCAATCTTAGAAGAGACTGCTAGTGATAACGATAGAAAAATAGATCAGGTCGCTAAAAGGCTTGGATTATAGGATATAAATGGCAACATTTCAAGCACAGGTAGAGGGTATAACATCCCTCTCAGTGGGTACAACACCTACAACTGCCGAACTAACACAGTTCTTGGTTGATGGTGTGAAGGAAGTGGTGAATCGTATCATGAAGTATGATCCGTCAAAGGCTATCCTATTCACTAAATCTACTGATGATACTGATGATACTGGTACCGCTGTTGATAGTGGTATCGTTCTTTCTGTGACTAGAGAGAATGGTACAGTAGGTAATGATGAACCTGCTTCTCCAATGTCTCCAGCACAGAGATATAGGGCAACTGATGCCACTAGTCTGTATTATAGAACTAAGTATAATCCAGGCTGGTATATCCTAGATGGTAAGGTATTTGTAGTACCTTCGCCAAGTACAGCGGGGAATAGCGCTCAAATAAACTACGTAACATATGATACTACGGTTGCATTCGGGGGAACTTCCATTACAAATATGCCAGATGAATATGAATATCTGGTTGTATTATA